TATAACAGATATATTTTGTTTATGTCTTTCAACGATATTTCCGTTTCGATGAATGTTTGTTCCAGGTGGGCAAGGCGATTGCACGAAAGGGCGTTGGCTGAATACGCAAAGGTTGACATAAAACGCGATAAAAACACTAAATGTTGTGGTTAATGTTGACAAGCCACACAAAATGTTATAAAATGGTAAATGTGAAAGTAGATTTGTAACCCAATACATTCTTCATTTTTCTTATTTCTTTCGACTAAGGCGCGATTAACCCCATCGCGCCTTTTTGCGTGGAGAAAAATATGAACTCAATGACTTTTCAGGATATCGTCAAAGGACGGTACGGAAGAAAAATAGCATATACAGATGTTGAACGGATTACGCGCGATAATATTGTCAAGGTTTTAGGCAATGCTATCGGCGCTTTTCATTTTAACAAGGTGGCAATCAAATATCTTTGGGATTACAAGAACGGGGATCAACCTTCACTTTATCGGACGAAAACAATCCGTGACGATGTTTGCAACAAAGTTGTCGAAAACAGGGCATGGGAAATAACCCGATTCAAAATGGGGCAGACCTTCGGCGAGCCGATGATGTATAACAGCCTATCAAAAGAAGAAAAGATAAACAAGGCTGTTGACAGGTTTAATGGATATTTAAGGGCAGCCGGAAAAGCGGCAAAAGATTTGTCGATGGGTGAATGGCAAAGTGCGACAGGCGCGGGATTTGAAGCAATCCAACTCCGGGAAGATGATGCAGATCTTCCTTTCCGTATCGTTACGCCTTCGCCGATGAATACTTTTGTTATTTATCAGCGTCAGACACAAGAACCGATTATGTCTGTTCAGGAATTGAAAGACGAGGACGGTCGAATCTATTATCAATGCTTTACCAAAACGCATGAGTATAGGATTCAAAACAGTTCCCTGCTTCCGTTTTCTGTAACAACAGACGGCGTTCCTGTTTACGAAAGATTGCATATATTCGGTGAAATTCCGATTGTGGAATATCCGAATAATCAGGATAGGTTGTCGGACATTGAAATCGTAATTACTTTGCTCGATTCCATAGATAATTATCAATCCAATCGTGTCGATTCCGTGGAACAATTCGTATCGAGTTTTATCAAGTTTGTAAACTGTGATATAGACGAAGAAACATTCCAAAAGATGAAGACGCGTGGTGCGTTTGTTGTCAAGTCAAACAACGGTGCAGAGAACAAAGCCGATGTTGACATTATGACTCAGGAACTCAATCAGACGCAGACACAAGTTGCAAAAGAGGATTTGTGGAACAGCGCACTTGATATCCTTGCAATTCCTAACAGACAGGAAAACGGTGGCGGTGACAGAGTTGGTGCTACATACTTGCGCGGTGGTTGGGATCATGCAAAACAGGCGGCAAGAATAAAAGATACTTATGTGATTGAAAGTGAGTATCGTTTATCTGTCTGTATGAGAAATGCAATCCGTGTCAGAAAAGGCGAAAAAGAATTGCCTATCACGATTGCAGATTACGAACCTGTTATCAATCATAGTCCGACAGACAATATGCAAGTAAAGGCACAGACATTCCAGATGCTTGTACAAAGCGGGATTCATCCGTTAGTTGCCGTGAAGTGTTGCGGATTGTGGAATGATCCTGAAAAGGTTTATCTGTTGTCAAAACCTTACTTGGATAACCTTTACAAAACGATAGATGATGCGATTGAGCAACAAGGTTTGCAAGATCAGGTCGCAAAAGCGCAAGAGTTGATGACAAATGGCACTTCAGAAGAAGGACGAACTGAACAATCTGGCGATACCGTATGAAACCTATTTCGGTGAGATGGGTTTATCGAAAGAGGAAATCGAAAGACGCATTGAATTAGCAGATATGCTCGATGATGTTTTCATCATGCTTTTTACACTTGTAAAGGCTGAGAGAGTTGCTAACGAGGTGCTTGACGAAGATTATCTTATCGGATATACAGAACGGCATTACAGAGATGTTCTTGAATACTTCGGCATTGACTATCTAGAAAAATATCCGTGGCTGAATATTCATATCAAACAGGCTGCGGAAGAAGTCTTGAAACAAAATCAGAAACACCCAGAAGATGAATGGAATGTTTCTGATGATAGGGCAATGGTGATAGCCGAAAACGAAGTGAATACCGTTTGCGAATATACGATGTTTCAGGATGCCGTTGATTCGGGAAAGACGAGAAAGACATGGAATACTATGCTTGATAGCAAAGTCCGGCATACGCACATGGATATTGAAAGTCTTACAATCCCGATCATGGAAAGATTTCCCGTCGGTGCTTATGAAATGTATCAGCCAAAAGATACATCTTGTGGCGCGGGAATGGAAGAAATCGCCGGATGCCGATGTTGGTGTACGTATACATGAAAGTTATTATACTTTGCGGAAGCAATCACAAGAAAATAAAAGGTACGCCACGGCAACTTGTGAATATCGGCGGTGAAAGATTGTTAGACAGGACAATCCGATTGCTAAAGCAATATGGCGTAACGGACATAGCGATAACCGCTACGGATGAAGCATTCAATGATTGCGGCGTTCCTGTTATTAACTATCAAAGCGTTGATAAGGCGAATACATGGGTGAATTGCTTTTATCCTACGGACGAGCCTACGACATACATTTTCGGCGACGTTTTCTTTTCGCCGGAAGCAATCGAAACGATTGTAAAAACACCTACGGATTGCGTAGAGTTTTTCGGTAGTGCGCCGCCTTTTGACAGTCGGTATCCTAAGACTTGGGCAGAACCTTTTGCGTTCAAAGTAGTCGATACAGATTACTTCAAACAATGTATCGCAAATGTAAAAGAGTTGAAATCGCAAGGCGCATTTAAGCGTGATCCTATCGCTTGGGAAATGTGGCAAGTGGCGAAAAACACACCTATAAATCATATTTATTACGGCAATTATACTGTGATAAACGATTACACTTGCGATATAGATGAAGAAAAAGATATTGCGGCTTTTGAAGAGATTGCAAGATGCGAAAATTCACAAGTCCGGTATCTGATACACGCAACGCCTAAACGAATGTGGTATGTAGAGAATTACCTTATTCCTTCCATGTTCGATCAAGGCATAGATTATGTTGATGTTTGGGAAGATATTGACAATGAAGGCAACCTTATGAGTTGCATGAAAGCATTTGAAGAATGCGGTCAATATCCAGGCGGCACATGGCACTTGCAAGATGATGTGATTATCAGTCGAAAATTTGCTGAGGTTACATCGAAAGTTGGTTGCGAAATCCTATGCGGTTTTACTTGCGAAAGGTTTGCTATGCCACGTATGCAGTATTCATTCCCTTGCATATACATACCAAACAGATATGCCGCCGGTTGTGCGGAATGGTTTTTTAAGCCACAACAACAAAGACGGTTTAATAGTTTTATTCATCGAAGAAAATGCGATGATGAAGTGTTCATGGCATATGCGCAAGAAAATCATTTGCCATACAAAAACATGAACCCTTGCTTAGTCGATCATATTGATTATCTTCTCGGAGGATCAGTTGCCAACTATGACAGATTTGAAAAGCAAGTCAGGGCAAAGTTTTGGGAAGATGAAGATTTAGTAAAGGATTTAGAGGTTAAATTAGTGAATCGGTAATGGTTCGCTTTTTTTATACAAAAATAAGCAGTTGTGCGTTAAACAACAGACATTCAGCCGATGCGACCGGCGTAAATAAGCGTGAATGGGTAGGAGGTAGAAATGACAAGAGAACAGGCGAAGAGCAACCTTATTTCTTTAGGTATTGCTGAACCGACAGATGAACAGATTACAAACTATCTGAACTCTGTAAACGGTGAAGTCAAGAAAGAGAAAGACAGGGCAGACAAGTACAAGTTGGACGCTGACAAATCAGCAGAACTGCAAAAGAAACTTGATGAAATCGCAAATCAGAATCTTTCCGAAGTGGAAAAGGCAAACAAAGCGACCGAAGATGCACTCGCACAGGTGGCGGCATTGCAGAAACGGATTGATCGTGCTGAACAGTTGAAGTCACTTGCGGAAAAAGGTATTTCCGGCGAACAGGCAGAGAAGTTGATTTCAGAAGATGGAAAACTTGACTATGAAATTCTCGGTCAGATTATCTCCGATAGAGAAGCGGCGGCGAAAGCTGCTAAAGAAAAAGAGATCGCAGACGGTCAGGGCAATCCTGGCGGCGGTCAGGCTGGCGGCGGTGATGATCCGAATGCCAAGCCGGAAGATGTTAAAAACGCCGAAACGCTTGTCTTTGGCGTTGCGCCGCAAAACGCGGCAGATGTTCAAAACTACTACAAATAAACAAGGAGGAAAGAACAATGGGCGCACCTATCACAAAAGAATTTGGCGCAGAGAAAACTTGCTTAAAGTTTTTCAAGTATCAGGGTGCGGCTTGCCTTGTTTCCGCTACCGGCGTTTCTGCTGATGCTAACGGACACAAGATTGTCAAAGCCGGTACTCCGTTCCCGAAGAACGATGGCACTTGCCTCGGATATCTTTTATCCGATGTTGATGTAACTCAGGGTGATGCACCTGGCACTTATGTTTATGAGGGCGTACTTGATCCCGCTAAACTTACTGCTAATGGCATTATCGTAACCGATGCAGCGAAGGCACATACTCCGCGTGTGACTTTCTATGAGGAAGCATACAAGAGTGGTGGCACTTCCACATCCACAAGTTCATAAAAAGGAGGTAGAGAATCATGGCATTACCGTTGAAAGATGCGTTTACCGCAAGGGCAATCGGCACGGCATGGGATTCCTACAAGGCTTCTCTCGCTCTGCCGCCTTATCTTGGTCGTTCCTTTTTTGGAACGCAGAAAAAGACAGGCTTAGACCTGAAATACATTCTTGGAGAGGATGCAGTTCCCCGCGAACTGAAAGGATCGAACTTCGATGCAGAAGCACCGTTGAGAGATGGCATTGGTTTCAAGACAATCGAACAGAATATGCCGTTCTTCCGTGAGAGTTACATGGTAACGGAGAAAGAGGAACAGGATTACATGACATTCATGAATGCTGTTGACAACTCTATGGCAAATGATGTTCTGACACGGATCATGAAGAACCCGTTGCAGTTGGTTCAGGGCGCGAATATCGTTCCTGAGAGAATGATTTGGCAGTTGCTTGCACCGACCGATGGTATTCCGAAGATCACGATTGCTGTTGATGGTGACTATACCAGCAAGGCTTATGCAATCGACTATACGCCGGATAACGGAACTGCGTACAAGGCGAAAAACTTTATCGACATTACCGGAACGCCTAACAACAAGTGGTCTGCATCCGCTACCGCTACTCCTATTGCCGACCTCGTTGCGGCACAGGAACAGCAGATGGCTAACCACGGTCAGAACCTTACTACTTTTGCGATGAACCTCAAGACATGGAAATGGCTTGTAAACGCAGAAGATACTAAGAAACAGGTGCTTGGCACGATCGCTTACAATGCCGGTATCTCGATCAAGGACGCAGATGTTAAGAGTTTCCTTCTTAGCAACTACGGCATTACGATCCTTGTTTACAACAACATTTATGTTATCGGTACTTCCACCACTACATTCATTCCCGATGGTATCGTTACAGGTATTTCTCAGGGCGTTACTCGTCTTGGTGATGTATTCTATGGTACTACTCCCGAAGAGCGTAGCGGAAGTCTTGCGCAGGGCAACCTGTCTATCGTTGACACGGGTGTTGCTGTTTACACTTACGCTACCGATCATCCGCTTAATACTCATTGCGTTGTTTCCGAAATCGTTCTCCCGTCCTATGAGAACATGAACAGCGTTGTTGTTATGAAGGTTAATTCCTGATAAGCGGAGGTAGAGATATGGTAGCCGAATACACTATCAAAATCGGAGATAGGTATTACAAGGCTGGCGAAACTTTACCCGAAGATGGCAAAACTAAGGCGGTATCTACTCACGAAGTAGAGCCGCCTGTTTCTATGGTTGAAGAAGTCGCAGAACAGCCGAAACAGAAAAGGCAATATATCCGCAGAAAGTAATGGGAGGCGGACGGCATGAAATATACAGTATTGCACCACTTCACGGATTTGCAAGACGATAACTTCCATTATGTCGATGGTGCTACATATCCCAGAAAAGGATATCAGCCTGCGGAAGATCGCATTAAAGAACTTTCTGGAAGTAACAACAAACAGGGCGTACCGCTTATTAAGGCGGTGAAAGAAAAGGCGGCAGATGATGGCAAAGACAACCATTGCAGAAGATTTACAAGATCAAATAGTAGACGAACTGACAGTTGAATTGTCTGACGATGATGCTTTCAACTCTGAAATTTTGGAGATCAAAGTAAGGAATGCTATCCGTGAAGTAAAACGGAAACGGAATTATCCGGCAAGTTATACCACGGAAATGATCGAAAATGACTTAGAGAATTACTACGATGTAATCCATGAGTTAGCACTTTATGAATACAACAAAGTAGGTGCAGAAGGTCAGTCCTTGCATTCCGAAGATGATGTACAAAGAAGTTGGGTATCAAAAGACGAATTGCTGAAAGGCGTCCATGCGTTTGTATCAGTTCTGTAAAGGTTGCAGAAAGGCGGCAAGTATGGAAAAGACAAAATGGCTTTTATCCACGCTGTTAGGCTTAATTCTGTCATTCACACAAAAGTACGGAATTATGATTATTTTAGTTGCGATTGCTATCATTTTTGATTTTGCAACAGGTTTAGTCAAAGCAAAAATCAAAGGAGAGATTTCAAGTGATATCGGCACAAAGGGATTTTTTAAGAAGGTTGCCTTGTTGATATGCCTGTTTTTCGGATTTTTCCTTGATTATGTAATTCCGTATATGTGCGCAAGTATCAATGTAAAGATACCGTTTGATACGCCGTTCGGATTGATTATATGTTTCTACATCGTGATGAATGAGTGTATCAGCATTTGTGAGAACCTTTACGCTTGTGATCCGGGGATTATGCCTAAGTGGATAGTAAATGCCCTCAAATCTGCGAAAAATCAGATTGAGGATAAAGGTGGTGAAGCGAATGAGGACGCTGCGAAAGAATAAACAGACAATGTACTATTCGCTTTACAGTACAGCATCGGAAGTCTACGAAGAAGAAGGTACATCAGTACGAACGATTGTCGATCAGGAAACGGGAGAGATTATACCTGTTGAAGTCGGAACGCTGAAACCCGTATATGCGCCTCCTGTTGAATTTAAGGCGAATATAACCTCGAATTTGAACAAGTTGCATATCGAAGCATACGGCGTAGATCAATCGGCTATCTATTCGGAGATCATGGTGCAAAAAGGCTTAGTGCCTTTGAAAATCGGAACGATAATCTGGCGAGAAAGTCCTATCGTTTGGGAAGATGAAGAGAACAGAATACCATATCAGCCTTCATCGGATTATACGGTTATGGGATTGCTTACAGAGTATCAGCATTACGATTTTTACCTTTTGCAGAGAAACACACCGGAAGGAAGTGTTGTGAGTGGGTAAAACACTAACCGCAAATGCCTTTTCGGTAAAAAGCCTACGGAATTTGCAAAAGGAACTTGAAAAATACAGAGATACATTGCAAGGCAAGATGGAAACATTCATCGCATTGCTACTTGAAGAAGGCGTAAAAGTTGCACAGGAGAGGTCTACGGACATCAGCGGTGCGCTCGGAACTCATAAAATGGGAGGACACGTTTTCTTCAAAGCAGAACCGGTCGAAACAAAAGACGGCGTTGTGTACGGCGTAATGATAGGAACGGGCGATGAAATAGTTGGTGAATGGTTTGCTAACAACGGAAATGGTTTCTATTTTCCACAGAAAGATACAATCAACGCACTCATGGCATTGGAATTTGGTACGGCTGCAATGGCACTTCCACCTACAACGGCTTTTGGCGTTACGGGTGGTCGAGGTACTTTTCCGGCTTTATACCATGAGGATGATTACGCGTGGAAAATCGTTACAAAGATTGACAGCAAAGGAAAGCCGATTGAATGGCAACCCGCAACCGCTATTCAGCCTACACAGCCTATGTACCATGCCGGACTTGCGATGTATCAAAAGATAAGACAGGCGGCTGTAACCGCATTCGGGAGCTAGCGGATATGTGGGCAAGTGAAAGACGGAACGAAATATATACGCTTATCAAACATCGTGCAAAGAACAATCTTGTTACAAAATACCCCGACATTTATTTCACACAGGATGATGAACAGATAGTAGAAACGCAGTTGCCTACTGTCTATATCAACAGTTTGTCGGGCGCGGAAATCGCAAGAACGATTGAAGGCAAAACAACAAACGGTTTCCTGTTTGATTATGAGATAAAAGTCACAGTAGGAAAGAAACAAAGTCAGTTAGCGGCAGAAGAAGTGATATGGGAAGTCGGTTCACAGTTTAAGAAGATGGGGTTCTGGTATTTGCAATCCCCGTCTTTCATCCGTTCTAACAATGCAGCGGTGCAACAGATAGTCGCAAGAATGCGTAGAAATATATGCGCGAGTGACAGAATACAATACTAAACAAGGAGGATAAAAAAATGAGTTATGATGCTGGTTTAACCTCATTAGGCGTACTTCTCGGTTGGGCGATGGAAAGCACAGCCGGTGTGAAACCCACTAACACAGGAACTTCTACAAGTGGTGAAGCATTCAAACAGGTACTTCGCGTCAACTCTATCGGTGGTGTTTCCGTTGATCCCGAACAGATTGATGTCTCTGCTATCGTTGACAAGTTGACAAGATACAAACCCGGGCGCGGTGATTCCGGTGGAACTTTTACTATCGGTGTAAATGTCACACAGGATGTAATTACGCAGTGGAAAACGATCATTTCCACGTATTACAATTCCACAAACAGACAGGCTGGCAAGCGTATGTGGTGGCAGGTAACGCATCCTGATCTTACGGATTCGTTCTTCATCGTTGCTGCCCCGCCCGAAGTATTCCCTATGCCGGAAACCGGACAGAATGAAGCATGGACTGTCGAGATCAACCTCGTTGTTGACGAGTTGAAAGGTCTTGATACCAAAGTTCCGTTTACACAGGTTGACGGTGTAGGTGACGATGCGGCATAACCCATAGGGTATGCACATATATGAGAGATATGGGGCGGCTTTCGGGCCGCCCCTACCCTCGTTTAATTTTCTCAATTGAGAAGGGTAGGTATGAACATGAAAAAAATCAAAATCGGAAAGAAAGAGTATAGTATTTTCTTTGCTATGCAGCCGACAGTACAGAGTGGCATTGTTGGTAAGTTGGCGCAAATCGAAGAAAGACAGGAATGGGGTGCAGAAAACTTCGGTGATTTCCTTGCAACCTTGACAGAACTTCTTTTAGTCGGCTTACAGAAGAACTACAAAGATGAATTTGGCTATAACTATTTGACAGGCGAAGGCAAGGACGAAGCGTTATCGAAAGCATACGATCTTATGGATCAGTTTGCAGAAGATACGGATAGTGACTATGACTTTACGGACTTGTACAATGACCTTAACGCAGAACTTCTTGAAGACGGTTTTTTCGCAAAACTGTTCCGTCAGGAACAGGAGAAGGAAACAAAGAAAACCAAAGTGAAGTAAAGAAGAAAGAAAAACCTTTAACCTGGGAATATTACGAAAATGAAATCCGCCCGTTCTGGATGCTATGCACAAAGGATTACCGCATAAATCCAAAGGAATTGGATTGGTCTTGTCCGGCAGATATTGAGCCTTACATAAAGATGTATGAGTTATCAGAACGCAAAGCAGATGAACACGCTTGGTTACATGGTCAATACGTTTACGAAGGTATGGTGACGGCATTAGATCAGGGCTTTTCAGGCAAGAAAGCAAAGATGAAATATCCCGAAAAGCCTTATTCGACTAAGGCAAGGGAAGATAAAGGTCAGATTGCTTACGATGAAAAGATGAAGAAAGTCAAAGGAATTTTCATGCAACTCGGCGTTATGAAAGCAAACTTTGACCTGACACATCCGAAAGAAGGTGATGCGTCTTGAAGATATCACAAAAAGGCATAGAACTTATAAAAAAATTTGAGGGATGCAGACTTACTGTTTACCTTGATCCTATCGGCGTTCCTACGGTCGGAGTAGGACATACAAAAGGCATAACAAAAGCGATGGTAGGAAAGAAGATATCGCAAGCGTTAGCCGATCAGTATTTGCGTGAGGATTTAGCAACAGCAGAAAAAGCCGTGAATGCGATAAAGCAATCGTGGAATCAGAATCAATTCGACAGTCTGACTTCGTTCACATTCAACTGCGGAGTAGGCAATCTCAAAAAACTATGCGCAAACAGAAACAAAGTACAGATTGGTAATGCGTTAGTGCTTTATGACAAGGGTGGTGGCGTTACGCTTGATGGTCTTACAAAGCGCAGAAAAGCCGAAAAAACGCTTTACTTTACGCCATGCGATAATTCTTCCAACGGTGACGGAAACCCCTATCAAATGCCGAAAATCGGCGTTCTGAAAAAGGGCAGCAAAGGTGTCGGCGTGAAGTGGTTGCAATGGGAATTAAACAAACATGGAAGCAATCTGGCAGTCGATGGTTTCTTTTGGGTAAAAACAGAAAACGCATTAAAGGTCTATCAGACAAATGTGAAAATAACAGTAGATGGAAAGTGTGGAGCGCAGACAAGAAAGAGTTTGACTTCCAACTGAACAGACAGGCGGTAGAGTGGAATATCTTTACCGCCTTTTTCTTTGTATAAAGGTACAAAATCATGAGTACACAAGTTGATGATCTTCAAATAAAATTATCAGCCGAAGCGGATAAAGCGAATAAGGCGATTGATCTTCTGATTTCCAAACTTGGAACACTTGAAGGAAAGATTTCATCTTTTGGGAAAATTGGAAATGTTGACAAAAACCTTTCTAAAAATGTCGGTAATGCGGTTAGCGGAACGGCAGATAAAATCAAGAAAGAGATGGAAAACGCGAGTGCGTCAGTAAGTAAACAGACACAGAAGATGTCAAAAGATGTTGGTACGCACATCGCTGAACTTCGTTCTAAATTCGGTGATTTAGGGAAAAGTTTTGAGAGCATGGGTGGTTTTGCTAACCTCAAAACATCCGATCAAATGGAACGTGCAATCGACAATTACAGAGTGAAGATTGCAAAAGCATACGAAAGCGCAGCAAAAAGTGGATATGGCACAAAAGGTTTTGATAGTGCTATTAAATCCGTTATCGAATATACAAATATCCTTGACGCATTACAGAGGAAATTGGATGCGTTTAATCAGGCGGCAAATGCACCGGCAACGCCGAAAATCAATATACAAGATTTTACTTCGGGCGCAAACACAGTTGAGAAAACTGTTCAAGATGTGCTTGCATCACTTCACAGCCTTTACAATACGGATTTTGCGGATTCGCCTTCATCTTTAAGGGCGCTTAGGAATGAGTTCACTTCGCTCAGGGAAGAAATCACGCAAAATGCAGATATGTTCAAGACTGCGCTTGGTGATGATCCGTCACTTTTGAACGCTATTGATAGGGCATTGGAAAATATCAATTCCCGTATGGCTACAATGACTAATCAGACAAAGAGTGCTGAAAAAGTCATGGAAGAAATGCCACGAAGTGCAGATGAAACCTCGCGCAAATATTCAATGGTAGGTGCTACTGTTGATGCGTTTATGCAGAAAGTAAGCAACTTGCCAAAGTTCTTGGAAAAGATAAATGTAATAAAACCTACACAATCGTTCCTTGATCTTCAAGACCAGATAGATAAAGCGGACGCGAAATTGCTGAAACTCATACAAGATATGAGCCGTGGATTGGCAACAAACCCGAAATTCACAACAACTACCACTTACGCGAAAATGCAATATGATATCGAGCGTACAAGAGAATCCATGAGGGATTTAGAACGGGAGATGGATGATCTTGGAAACAGAACGCACGAACTGAATTTTGAAGGTTTCGGTGATGTATTAAAAAGTTCTTTTTCGACTACGCTTAGTATAGTGGGCAAAATCGGTAGTGCGTTTTCTTCGATTGCAAAAACTGTTAGTGGCAAGGTTGTAAGCGGCGTTAAGAGTTTTGCTAAGAATTTGAACAAGACAGACGATATAGCAAAGAAACTGTTCAAATCCTTTACCCGTGTCGGGAATATGCTTCGTCTTATGATAACCAGAATGGCATTGAGAGCGGTTATCACCGAAACAAGGACGAGTTTCGGGGAGTTATTACAATTTAGTGATAAAACGGCGGCAAGTTTTAATAAGATAAGGAACGCTATCAAATATCTTGCTGACACGATTGTTACGCTCACCGCGCCTATCTTGAATGCAAGTGGCACATTTAGAGGTCTTGGGAATATCATTGATATGGTGTCGGACAAGATCGTTGATTTGATAAACAAGTTCAATCAGTTGCTTTCCGCTATATTAGGACATAGCACATGGATTAAGGCTACTAAACAGACGAAAGATTACACAAAAGAGGTTGACAAGGCAGGCAAGGCAGCAAAGAAAGCACTGCAGCCTTTTGATGAATTGAATAATCTGACAAGTAATGATTCCGGCACTAATCCAGACGGCGGCACAGGTGGTTCTCAGTTTAATGAATTACCCATTGATCCGAAGTGGTTAAAGATTGCGGATTGGCTGAAAGATATGTGGAAGAAAGCCGATTTTTCAGAACTCGGCGCACTTCTCGGGGCAAAACTTCGCGATGCTTTGAATAGTATTCCGTGGGGAAAGATTCAAAACACGGCGCGGCGTATTGCAAGTTCAATAGCGACTTTGCTTAATGGATTTTTCAGAACGCCTGGTCTTGCGAAATCAATCGGAAATACTATTGCTGGTGCTATCAACACAGGATTGATATTTGCCGAAGAGTTTATCAAAAAATTCGACTTTGGCGCATTTGGGAAATTCATCGGTGATGCGATTGTATCTGCTATAAAAGGCATTCAATGGCAGAGATTTATAGACGCTTGTAAAAACCTCGGAAAAGGAATTGCTACTGCAATCAATTCACTTGCAAACACAGGCGTTATAAGTGAGATCGGAAAAGCGATAGGGAAAATCCTTTTAGGCGCGATAAACTTTGCATTCAATCTTGTAACAAGCATAAAGTTTGATAAACTTGCGGAAGAGATAGCGAACGGAATCAAAAATGTCCTAAATGCACTCGGCGATGTAGATAAAGAAACCAAACTGACAGGTTGGGAGAAGATCGGCAAAACACTAAGTGATGGAATACTTGGCATTCTTAAAATCCTGAATAAGACATTAGGCGATAAGGAAATCAGAGACAAGATAGGCAAAGGCATAACTGAATTGCTTAATCAGATAAGATTCTCTGAAATCATTAGTCAGTCTGCTGAACTTGTCGGGAATATTGCTAAAGGTTTCGCATCTGTAATGATTGCGGTATTTAAGAGCGAAGAGTTCAGGAAAGGCGTTGCGGCGGCAATCCCGTACTTAGCCGGTGCATTTACTTTATCACTCGCTGGAAAAGGTCTTGCGTCTGCCGCCGTTGCGATTGGAAAGAATTTGCTGAGGAATCTTGGACTTTACATTGTTTCTGGCGAAGCGTTTGCAAAATTCATGAACATCGGTGCGAAATTGTTTGAGGGAGTTGGCGCTGGTGCGGTAAGTGTTGTCGGAAAAGTCGGAACGGCAATTACAACGGCGTTATCCGGCATCGGCGGTACGATTACAGTTGCTTGTTCTACTTTAGCGGCTGGCGTTGTCGCGTTTTTTGCCGGTGCAGATATTGGAAATACGATAGGCAAGTATTTATATCCTGATGATAAGGAACTGTACGAAAAATACGATGGGATTAAAGGAACGATCAACCTGACAATAGAGGCAATCGTTACCTTCTATCAAAGGGCATACGAACGGATTTCGGGATGGATAAAAAACTGGGTTGATTATCAGAAAAACTCTGTCAATACTGCTGTTTCATTTGTCAAACAGAAATTCGGAGAAGCAAAAGCATTTGTTGTAGGTAAGTTTACTGAAATCAAAACAAATATAACCAACATTATCAACACGATAGTAACGGTAATACAAACAACGATAAACAATGCTATTTCGTTCGTAAGAACAGCAGGGCAGAATGTTTACACAGCCGTAACAGGCATATTCACAAGTATCGGACAGTTTTTTGCAACGCTTCCACAAAAAGCAATGACTTGGGGTTCTAATTTCATTTCAGGTTTGATTAGTGGTATGCAACAGAAAATCGGTGCTGTCGGTGGTATTATTTCAACTGTTGTTAGCCATTTCAGACAAAATGCTGACGGCGGTATTTTTATCAATGGAAAATGGAAACCAATACAAGGCTATGCAAGTGGCGGTCAACCGAAATCAGCCGAAATGTTCCTTGCCCGTGAAAACGGCGCGCCTGAGTTAGTTGGAAAGATGGGTAGCCACACAGCGGTTGCCAACAACGATCAGATAGTTGCTTCGGTTTCTGACGGAGTTTATCGTGCAGTTATGGCGGCAATGGCTAACCAGGGCGGTAACATTAATGTAAGTGTAGAACTTGTAGGAGATACGGCAAAACTTTTCAGAGCAATCCGAAAAGAAGGCAACGATTATCAGAAAAGAACAGGAAATCCTGTTTTTGCGTAAATGATTAAGGGCGTATAGCGGACAATCCGCCGTGCGTCCTTTTTCTTTGTGAGAGGAAAAACAAAATGGCATACGGTGGATATTTGGTGAGAGTGGGATCATACACGATACCACTTTCATTTATCAAAGCAGATAGTTATAAGATAACGCACTTGATACAAGACCTCGACAGTTATCGTGATGCGGATGGTGTATTGCACAGAAACGCTTTATCTCATGTACCGGACAAGGCTGAATTTGAATGTGTTCCGATGCTGACAAACACAGAGATTAGTGCGGTAGTAAATTCTATCAGAAGTCAGTTTACAAATCCGGCTGAACGAAAAGCAAGTGTTACAGTTTATGTGCCGGAAAGAGATGAATACATCACACAGGATATGTATATGCCCGATCCTGAGTATAGCATATATTACGCTGACGATACTATTGTTCAGTACAATTCCGTTCGTTTTGCATTTATCGGTTATTAAGTGAGGTTATACGATGGTTGATTATGAATACGCAGAATTATTCGAAAATGATTCTCTTGATAAGCAAATCCATATTGCGATACAAGGAACACAATCTGTTTTAGGCAACGAGGATATTGTGTCGGAGAGTTTTCGACTTATTGAAAGCCTTTGTTCTGAGGAATATCTCAAATTTGGTGCAGTAGAACCACGCGCTGTTAAACTTACAGTTAAGTATAACGCTCCTAAAATGTTGAACAAGTGGCTTACTATTACTATGTCTTTGCAAGGCGCGTCAACACCTTTCTCTTTCGGTGATTATCAAGTCCTTTCTGATAAGCCGTCAAGCGACAGGACAACAAGAGAAGTCACGGCGTATAGCCATTATCATAAAATTCTCAGAAACACTTATAAGAATTGGTACAAGAACGCTTGGGGAAGTTCTGATTCAATGACGGTCAAAGAGTTTCGTGATTCGTTTTTTGCAAGGCTTCTTGAAACACATTCTTGGGTTGTACAAGAAACAACAACATTGCCTAACGACAATGCTATCATAAAGAAAACAAAGAAAATCCCTCGGATTTCCGGCAAGGATATTCTCAATGCTATTTGCGAAATCAATGGTGTGTTTGGGTATATCGGGCGTGACGGTATATTTCACTATCTTATATTGGATGATAATCAGACAGAACATGAGATAGCAAATACATTTACTATATCAACTGACTACGAAGATTATACAACAACGGCAATCGACCGTGTTCAAATTTTGTCAGAGGACGGAGACGTACTCGGTGCAGCCGGTGAGGAAAGTTCCGATGCTGTGAACACTTACACAATAAAAAACAACTTTATGCTCAAAGGACTTGGAGATGATAATTTTGCGAAAGATACATTTAACTATATCGCAAGCAACCTTTTGGGTGTAATGGATAAAGTTACTTATGTTCCTTTTGAGGCGGAGTTTAAGGGTAATCCATGTTTTGAAATTGGCGATAGAATTGTCTTTAATTCTCATGGTCAGGAAATCCATTCGTATGTTTTAGAACGAACAATGAGCGGCATTCAATCTTTGCGTGATAGTTATTCAGCACAAGGCGAAGAAGTTTATCCAGAAGATACTAACTCGCTTTCTTCGAGAATTTCAAAGGTTGAAGATGCTGTTGGAATAGTTGATACTATCAAATCTACAAATTATGTCGGAACTTCAGATCCAACAGGCGGCAGTGGAATAGATCCTGTTCCGGGAAAAGACGGTGATGTGTTTCTTAAAACAACAACGCCTCAACTAATTTCAAAAGCCATTAGTATACACCAACAAGGCAGTAGTTGGACTTGTC